AATATCTTGAATGTTACCTCCATCTTTAGATAATTCGATCTTAGTAATATCTGAATAAGATACAAGTTCAACATCAAACCTTTTTCTAATCAAATTTACATATTCTTCGTGCGGGGCTTTGTCGTTAATTAGTACGACTAACTTTTTTTTCATAAGCATGTAATAGGTTAGTGATTTCTGATACAGCAATAGGACAATTATATTCTTCTGGATGCCATTGGAATCCAACAATAGGTAATTCTACATGTCTAATCATTTCAGGAATAACTACACAATCACTAAAAGATTCAACTCCTTTATCAGAAATTGTTTTCCAATTTCTTACATGAGTTTGATTTCCATAGCAACCTTGATACATTCTTCCATAAGCAACTAATTCAATTCCGTTTCCAAGAACATCAACTGATTGATGATGCATTGTATTGACAAATGCACTTGATCCATTTTCAAACTGAATCTCTTGTTTAGTAGAAGCTCTATTGTCTCCTTGATGGTGACCAATAATATGTTGATTCATCGTTCCTTCAAAGTAAACATTTAAACTCTGCATACCTCTACAGATACCTACAATAGGCTTTTTAGCCTCAATAAATAATGGAATAAGCGCTCTATCCAGATATTCATAATGAATGTTTACACGGCCATCCATGACACCAGGAACGGCACCATATCTAGTCGCATCAACATCTGCTCCACCAGGAATTACTAATAAATCAACATTTTTCACAACCTCTCTCATATTATCTGTAGTAGATATTAGGCGAACTGATCCGAATTGAGATAAGAATTGCATATAAGCAAATGTTTGACCTACTTTTCCATTGAATGTGTCAGCATAGACACCGATAACTTTTTTTGACATTTTTTAATGATTTAATAGTTGATATTTTTTAACTAATAATTGAGGTAATACTTCTTTGTATTTCTCAAGGGTAACTTGTCCAAAGCTTGGAGCTGAGTTAATCTCAACTACAATAAAGTCAGGATTAGCTCTACGAGAACCATCTCTGTCAGTATTGTTTTGAACTCTCAAGTCACACGCTCCGAAGTCAAGGCCACAGCTTTTCAATGCTTTTACACAATGATCTACAATGTCTGACCAATTGTTTGGACGTTCAAAATTTGCATTTTCTTCAAGAATCCATACACAATTATCATCGTGTCTTTGCCAAGCATTTGGATGCTCTTTAAATTCTTGCTTAAGCATTTTTCTACAAGTATAGAAACATCCATCTGCACTTACATGCAAACGATATTCTTTGTTGTAATTGTAATACTTTTCAAAGATATAACGAGTTAAATCTTTGTTTAATAACCACGCAGTAAGTTCTGCAGCAGATTTAATTAATGTGTTCCCATTTCCACGAGAACCAAAATGACTTTTAGCTACAATAGGATATTCAGTAGCCCATTGTGCTACCTGAGCCCCTGTTGTTGCTCTAAACCATTCTGCAGTCTTAACTCCATCTCTTTGAAAACACTCCTTCATACGAAGTTTACTTGAGCTATTTCTAATAGATTCAACTGAATTTAATTCAACTCTACCAGCATCTTCTACTTCGCCATTAGTTGATCCTAATCTTACTACGCTTCTAAAGGGTAATTTAGTTAGAGCTCTTCTAATTCCAGCATGAGACGGATGTCTACTTCTAATCAACGGAAAAAATCTTTCTCTACCTATCTGTAGAGGTTGAACAATTTGTTTTGATTTTACAACTATTTTTGCCATAATTATTCAATTCCCCATCGGGAACCCTCCTCGTTATTAAGTTTAGACATTTTTTCTTTTATATCCTGCTTATGTTTGAACCAGTCTCCTGATTCTATAATAGGCTTACCCGTTATTGGCTTAGAATATTCGTAAATAAAACATGGGCCAAATGGTGTATCAATCTCTATTCTATCAAAGACATTGTTGTACGGATTGTAAACATCTGTACCTTCAAAATAATCTGCTGTTTTAAGGCATCTTGCATCGACTTCAAATATTTCTAACAGAATAGAGGTTGAACCACCTGTTTTTAAGCCTGGAAATTGAGCTTGTAATGAATACAAGTCATATTCTGGCTCAGTGTAGTAAGTTCCCTTGTAAACTGCTCCATATAAGTATTGATCATTTGCCTCACCTCCGCGTCTTAAATGATCATATACTCCTACTAAAAAAAGTTCTTCTTCCATATTAAAAAGGTAATGATACTAGTTCTTCAAGATATTCTTTTGCAAATTTATACCCATGATTCTTAACAAGATCGCTAAAATCTTTAGACTTATATTGTTCTTCAATTTCTTTATGAATAAGACCAAACTTGTTTGCTAAGTTAGAGCCGAATTGACGACCCCAATTAACAGCTTTGTCACAGTCATTGTCATATAGTAAGAATATGAATTTAAATCTACTCTTAAGTTCTTCCATCACTTGTTCTTTAGGATGGACATTCTCGGCTTGCAAGCTTACTGCTGGGATACCAGTCACATCCGTTATAGACATAACATCTTTTAGCGACTTCGTGATTACAAGTACTTCACCCTTTTCTGGTAACTGAGTCCATCCTTGCCATACTGAATCGTCATGGTTATTGAGCCACTTATAATCGGAATTATAGGGCTGATATACTTTAAAAGTATGCTTACCATCCTTAGTCTCATTGTAGCAATATGTATGAAAATCAGTCTTAATGATATTTTTTTGTAAACCCACATGTAAGTAAGTAAGTGGTTGAACGTTATATTTGTCCAATGTAGGTTTAGTAATACCAAATTGATTCCAAAAAGAGTAATCTCTTATGTCCCATGCTCTGCTTGTTTTGCCAAGAGTGCTAGAATTAACTGTCTTTACAAACTCTTCCCTTTCTACAGATGGAGATGCATTAACATTTGTCCTGAATGTATTCTTAATAATGAAGTTTCCCTCTAAATTAGCATCAAGAGCAACTTTACTTAAAGCTTCAAAAAAAGATAATCCAAACTTTAACATAACGAATTTAAAACAATCACCTGAACCAAGAAGAAAATCATTAAAACACAATTCTCCGCTTTCTCCTATAAAGAATCCAAAAGAAGGTTTGCTTTCTTCTCTTAAAGGAGATAACATATTGGCTTTTTTAGTACTCATTTGAGACATGTCCATATACATAGAATATATTTCATAGTCATTTATAAGTTTTAAAAGTGCATCTTTAGACACAAATGTTTTGTTTAAATTGATTACCATGTTTTAGATTAGATAAAAAGAGAGGTCCGAAGACCTCTCTAAATTAATACTACAACCAGTTATTTAGCTTTGGAGCTCCAGATCCCGTAGGAATCTGAATTTCTTTAGCTTCCATTGGAGCATCTTCTACAATTCTGTCAAACAAATCGTCATATTCTGGTTTGTTAGGATTTCTAGAAACTTTCAATCTTGTTGGGCTACAACCTGCAGCTTCAATAAAGTTAAAGTTTTTATAAATACCTAAGAATTTCTTAGGCTGTCCTGCGGTACCATATGTAGCCATTACATTAACTAATTTGCCTTCACTGTTGTCGGCAACAATTTTCATACATCCATCAACTAACTCTTTGTAAGAATTAAAAGCTGGAAATACATAAGTATCACCTGCAACTGATTTAACCATATCAGCACATTTCTGAGCTAAGATTTTATTTTGTGAATCTGTAGATTGATCCCCTGGATAATATATCCCTAAATTTATACTACCAATATCGTCAGTAAAGATTACGCGATAATCAGGATTTTTATCCATCATATCAACTTTAATCATTTTCTCTACACTGATAGCTACATTGTTGACTCTCCCTGCTACTCCATTGTTAAAAATTCCCACTACTGGTGAATTGAACTCACTTCCATTTAAATCAATCATCGTCTTAAATTTTAAGGTTAAAAAGGACTTTTAAGCCTCCAGAGTCCTTAACAACTGCGCGAGCCTACGATCTCCAATAAAATGACAAGCTATACTTGTAATTTGCGCTTACGATCCCTGATCAGGGGCACATTTTATTTAAAAATCTCGTCCCAATGAGAAACGAAATTTCCATCTGCATCAGATTCTAATAAAACAATTTCTTTATTTTTCAAGTGTTCTGGTCTTGCACCTACTATTAATGACTCTGCAGACTGAAAGTTTGCTATAGTCTTGTTATCTTTTCGATAAAGGTAGGCAATCGCATCCGCTTTAGAACAAATTATACCAGGCGTTTTACCTGCGAGATCCAATCCACGTTGATTCATCTCTTTGCCATTGAACTCTACAAGTTTATCTTTTGTATGTCCTGATATAATTAATGTTTCACATAAATCCTCTAATTCAGCAATAATCAGTGTAATAGCGTCTCTTAAATACGCCCAACCAGCTCCTTGAGGCAAGTCTAGAATCTTAGTTCCTTGATAATTACGACCAATAGACGTAGATTTATACATATGTAATGCTAAATCTGGCGCATAATGATCTTCTAATGCTGACACGGTATCAATCGTGATAAATCTATAGACGTAACCACCATTGGCTTCATTCGCAGCACGAATTTCCTCAATGATAGCTTTGAGCGCATGAATAGGCCTTACACTATTTTGTTTTGAAATCTCAAGCACGTCCATTATCAATCCCGATACATAACCGGCACCACCTTCTAAATCTAAAATAAGATTTCCTTCTAATCTACTCAAAGCTTCAGTTTTACCTGTTTTAGGCTGACTGAATAAGATTAACTTTTTAGGATTAATCTGAACTGGTTCTGTCTTTTTACTCGGTAATATTATCATCTATCATTATTCCGACCCATACCGACCACATTTAAGTTAGTAACTCAGAAACTCTTATTCCGATACTAGGACATAGGTCTTTAAGTTTATAATCTTTAATACTATTAGCATATTTAGAAGAAGTTAATCCTCTGAAGTTATACTTTTTTATATTAGGACAATAACCTAAATGTTGTCTAAATCCTTTTTCATCATATTCTAATTCCTTTATATAAAGGAATTCAAAACAGTTTTTTAATGTTACGTCGGGGAAATATCTTTTACACAACTTGATAAAATCTTCAACACTACGATGTCTATAAATATGGCAATGAATTGCTCCTTTATTAAAATATGTAGGTTGTTGATTTGTTTTATCTCCAGGTTTATTTGGAAATAGATTGTTATAAATATCTTCTAACGATGTAATATATACATCATCAGCAAACTTTATTTTTCTAGTTGTTGTATAATATATTTCTAGGGTCTCAATATCTCTTACATCTATCTTTTTCATTACCGTGGTATTTTAGTTAATCAATACTAAAAAAACTATTTACATTTGGCCAATCTTTTTGTTCAACAAATTCTTTTGTTGTCCTAATTTTGGTTCTATCAGGTTTCCAAGAATGACCCGCAGAGAAATAACCAGATTTCCAAGTTATTTCTTTATAAATACGACAAAAACGTTGAAGTTTATCCTCTTCAGGAATAATTTCATCATCTCTTAATCTCTTAAACAACAAGAGTTCTGTTTGTATTCCGCTAATATTACCAAGGTCTTCCCATAAAAACCTAACAATAGACATAACTGCAGAGTCTTTTTTCTTTGGACCTAAAGATTTAAATTCGAAATAATCTTCACCAAAAGAAACATCTTTCAAATCTAACATATCTATGACGAATTGTAGAAAGAAATCATGATACTCTTTCGTTTGTTCACAGGCTATATCTGTAAGCCTTATGGTATCATATGACTCATTGAATCTACCCATGAACTCAGAAAAACAAGCAGCATTATTTCTGTCCATAACAACTTCACCATTACGGATGATTTGATAGGAAGTGTTTCCCCAACTTAAAGTTTTTTTCATTTTTAACGTTTTTTTAAGAAGTCATACACTTTTTTCATTTGTTCTTTTTCGTCAG